TTCTGTATCTACTATGTGTTTAGGTCTCAATTCTTTATTACGTTTAAGTAAAAATCTAGTTCCACGTTTTATTATATCTCTTGAACCAATACATCTCTTATATGATTCTTTTATATCCCCATCAAATTTTAATCTCTTAATATTAAATGTGTCATCAAGTTTTTTAGAATTAAATTTAACATATGATATAGGTGTATCCTTTTTAATAGTTATTGATTTAGATGTATCTAACCATTCAAATGAAAAATTAACATCTCTATGCCAATCATATATATTCATAGTTCCAGATATTAATCTTATATACTGCCACATAGGATTACTATTAAGTTCAAAAATTGGTGGCATTATTGTTAATAGACATTGGCTATCACTAGAAAAAATTTGATTTAATTTAATTTGTATTAACGGATGTTTTGTATAAGAAGAAATATCATTATCTATAAATGAAATTAATTTATCAGTATTTATTGTACTATAATCTTCATCTATAATTACTTTTTGTAAATCATTATCATATGAAATTTTTAAATTAAACGGTAATTTTATAGAAAAAACATTTTTCCATAAATCATTAACACCTAAACAGTGTTTTAAACCATAATTATATTCAGGTGCTATTTGCTCATATAATCTAGCAGGTTCCTCATATAATAAATCTGATCCATAATCAAGTGTTGTCCAACCTATATTCATATTGTAGATATAAACAATTATTATATAAATCTAACTAATAACTTTCTTCTATAACAAAATTGAATGTCTTGGTCTGTTCTGACATAGCACCATTAGAGTCTTTTAATTCTACCTCACCCTCCCAGATTCCTGCGTTTGCCAAGACTGTGTTTGCTGTAGTTAATGCATATGATATCAATCCACTTGCCCTGGTTGTAAATACTATTGCATCATTAATAACCAATGTACCATCTGGTTTCCAAACCTTCCATACACCTGTTGCATATGTGACTGTATTAGATAGATCTTTATTTGCTCCTGCGGCATCTGATATTGTTAGTTGTAGTGTGGCAGTTGAACCTACTTTTACTCTAAATTCGGTTGCTCTACCAGTCATATTCATACTCATATCTTATATCCTTTTTCCTCTGTTAAATACTTTCGCTATTTTAGAACGACTGAATATACCTATACCTTTAGATCTTCCAAAAATTCCCACACTCTTGGTCTTTGTTACTAAGCCTGACAAAACTTCTTTTGTAAGGGATTCTATTATTGACTCTGTTTCATTAATGAAACGTGACATGTTTTGGAGTCTGCTAAATGATTCTGATATTCTTAATGTTTCATTAATTGATCTAATGATAGTTAATATTCTCTGACCGTCAAATTCTAACAAATTAAGTGATTCTGACACAATTTTTCTGACCTCTGAGAATCTAGTTAATAATTCATTCAATGATATAGTCTCAGATATATGTATGTATCTGTCTCTATATGACAATTTATCTTCAATAGTTTGTATTGACTCGTTCACATATCTTCGCAATTGTTCTACTCTTCCATCAAATTCAGATATACTCTCAGATTCATTAAATATTCTGAACATATTTCTATATTTGTTAAGTGATTCTGACAATGACAATGACTCGTTCATATACCTTGACATGTTTTGAAGTCTGTTTTTGATTTCTGAAATTGACATTGACTCGTTTACATACCTTGACATGTCCATCAATCTTGTAAATACTTCAGAATTCTCTAACGATTCATTTATTGTTTTAACCATATTTCTGTATTTGTTAAGTGATTCTGACAATGACAATGAGTCATTAGAGTATCTTAGCATACCCTTCAAGTAAGGACTGGTTTCTGATGATTGAACAGTATCAGTAATATGTCTGAGTATTCCCAATAATCTACTGATATTTTCTGATATTCTTAGAGTTTCATCTATGACCCTGAACATGGTTCTGGCATTTCCATCAAACTCTATTAATGATATTGAATCGTTAGAGAATCTATACCTGTTTCTAAAGTTGTTAATTGTGTCAGTTATATTAATTGACTCATTAACATATTCATGTCTACCTCTAATCATATTTAATAGTTCTGATGTTGACAATGATTCGCTAACATACCTTGACATATTTTGGAGTCTTGTTACTAATTCATTTATACTGACTGACTCGTTTACATATATTCTCATATTCATAAGACGTGTAACCAATTCAGAAGTGTTCATGTTTTCATTTAAGACTCTGAACATGGTTCTTGGATTAACCAATGATTCAGATAAACTCATATTACTATTAATCATAAACCGTATAACTTTTCTATGTAATGTATCCTCGGTAATTCTAATAGACTCGTTTACATATCGGAATAACTGTTCTAACCTACCATCAAATTCAGATATATGCTCAGACTCGTTAAGAGTTCTAAACATTGTTCTGTATTTATTGAATGATTCTGACAATGACAATGATTCGCTAACATACCTTGACATGTTTTGAAGTCTGTTTTTGACTTCTGACATACTGATTGATTCAGAAATAAATAACACTATTGTAGAGAACCTTGATAATAACTCTGATATTGAAACACTCTCATTGATGTATCTCACAATGTTTAATCTTAATGCAAATCCAGAATCAGATATTCTCAATGTCTCATTAAGAGTTCTATACATAACTCGTGCAATATTTTTAGCTTCAGATAATGAAACTGATTCACTTAGAACTCTGAACATGGTTCTATATTTATTGACATTTTCAGATAATGATAAATCATCTGAAATATATCTAGACATATCCATTAATCGAGGGGTTGATTCTGCTGTTTGTATTGTGTTTGATAACATTCTTATTATTCCTAACAACCTAGAAATTCCCTCTGATATTCTTAGAGTTTCATCTATCATTCTAAACATGGTTCTTACTGTACCATCAAATTCTATCAATGATTCTGATTCATTTATGAACCTTAATTTATCTTGATATCTTGCAAGTGTTTCTGACATTTGATTTACTTCACTGATATACCTGTTCAAGTTTTCTAATCTAGATGTTGATTCTGACATGTTTACGTTCTCATTTAGATGTCTAAACATTGATAACAGTCTGGTTATTAATTCATTAACACCCTCCGTCTCGTTCACATACCTTGACATATCCATTAATCTTGGTGTTGATTCATCTAACTCTTCACTTTCATTCACATATCTAGACATGTTTTGGAGTCTGTTAAATGATTCAGATAATGAAATTGATTCATTAATATTCCTTGACATATCCATTAATCTGTTTTCAGCATCGTTTATTTGTAATGTCTCATTTATGTATCTGGACATTTCCATAAGTCTGTTCTTATCTTCTGATAATGATTCTGTTTCAGTTAATAATCTGGTCATCTCCATTAACCTTGGATTATTTTCACTTAACTGCATTGTAGAATTAATATATCTAAGCATTTCCATAAGTCTGTTTATACCTTCTGTTGTTCTAACAGTTTCATTTAATACCCTAATTATTAATGCACCTGCAAAGAATACTGTGAAACTAAATACATTACCTTGGAATTGTGGGTTCCATCTATATTCCCAACTAAATACATTATTTTGGAATGAATTCTTTTGAAATACTCTTGTTACTATTCGTTCAAAATTTGTTTCGAATGTATAATCTGAGAATATGTTTGACTGATATACTTGATGAGTTGTGGTATCAAAGTTATTTTCATATACATCAGTATCAAAAACGTTTGTCTGAAATATGTTAATTATTGGCAATTATAATCATGCTTCAGAACCGTATTTGGCTGCTCCGCCACCTAAAGCATTCCAAGTAGAAGAACCATCAAACAAAAATTCTGATTGTGTATCAGTTTGAATAAATCTAGAATTTGCAGGTACGTTAGTTGGTTTTGTATCTGAGGATAATCCAATGATTACATTACCAGCCATATATACAAGTGTCATGCTATTTGAACCTCCACAAATGCACCTGCTTTTTTGATTTTAATAAAGATACCATCATTGTTTGAATCAATTTGTTTAACATATACTCTACCTAATCCTGTTCCTGGATCAGATGGTGCAGACATTTTAGTTATATCTAGATATGATGCACCTAATGCTGGGTTTGTTAAAGTTAATCCTGCTAAAGTTGTTACTGTTGCACCAGACCCAATACTCGTACTACCTATTGTTGGTGCTGAATATCCTGCTGGGACACTTGCCCATGTCAATCCACCAGTATTACCTGATTGAGCTGATAAGAATAATCCATTTGTTGGTGCATTTGAAACTTGTAATTTTGATTCATTAATGGCTTCTGCTGCTATATATGATTGTGCTATTGGAGTTGCATTCCATGTTCCTGTTGAAACAGTACCGGTTGTAACCAATGATGTGTTTCCGGCAGTTGGTGATTTTGCATCTATTTGAGTTTGTGCATTACTTGATAAGGTGTTGATATATTGAAATTCTGTTGATGTCACTGTACCATCTGCAATTTTAGTTGCATCTATTGCTGCTGAAGCAGATACTTCTGAATTTGAAATTGGTGTTGTTAAGTTGTTATTAGTTACTATCCAATGGGCAAAGGTTGTAGGATTGTCCTGTGATGCAATAACTGAATCTCCTGCCTGTAATGACTCACTGAAGAATGTACCTGCTACTGATACAACATAATGGTCTCCTTTTAATATTCCACTTGGCGATGTGTCCAAGTCCGGGGAGTTTGTAGAAGCGTTATAATCACCCTGTAATGATATGTCTGATGCTGAAACTGAATCCACGTAAGCCTTTACACTTTGTTGTGTTGGAACTTTTGTTGCTGAATTGCTTCCCATTGCATCTTCATCTATCACAATTCCTAAACCAGTTGTATCTGTATCTGATAACATAAGAGCTCCTGCTGCATTTACATTGGTTGCATCTGTTACATCTGCTGCTGCTTCAATAGCATTTAATTTAGAATGATCAGCATCAGTGAATGTGTTTGAGTCAGTACCTGCTTCTACGGCAGCTACAATCTCTGCATTGGATTGATCAGCTGTGGCACTTGCTTCAATAGCATTTAATTTAGAATGATCAGCATCAGTGAATACGTTTGAGTCAGTGGCTGCTTCAACTGCGGTTCTGATTTCTGCATCAGTTTGGTCAGCAGTGGCTGATGTCTCTATATTTGATAGTTTTGTAAATTGTGAATCTGTAAATGCATTAGTCTCAGCCTCATATGCAGATTTAATTTCAGCACCAGTCTGGTCAGCAGTTGCACTTGCTTCAATCCCTGCTAGTTTAGTTGAATCTGCTGAAGGGTAAGTAACTTTTGCTGTATTTGCTGTTATTGCACTTGCTTGTCCACTTGTAATTCCTGTTTTAGATGTGTTTAATGCAACTGCTGTTGCTGAACCAATATCTGCTTCTGCTAAAGTATTATTAACCCATGCTGAACCATTCCATTTTAAAATCTCTCCTGCACTGTTTGAAGTAATGGTTACATCCCCGATGTCGCTTACCGCATTAACCACTCCTCCACCGTAACCGTACCAGTAATTACCTTTCCTGATAAGTATTGTTGGGGTTGTGGAAGAAAGTGTTTCATCTACAGAACTCACAGTTGCTATGTGACCGTCTGCTGATGGGCTTGAAGTATGTGTTAGTGTAATCGTATCACCTGTATCTGCGAAGAGATATACAAGATCGAATTCATTTGTGTTTGTAATTGATAGTTTATCTAAAGTGTCAGTAGTGCCAGTTTCTGCTGCTACTACTGTAACTGAATCTGTTATTGTTGCTACACCAGTTGCTATTGTAATTGTTGATGTTGTTGGAGTATTACCAATCATTCCTGCTTGATCTGGTGCTTCATTCCATTCATTAGAACCGACTGGGGATGAACCATCATCTGGATATGTTGCAGTATCTACTTGTGTAGCGTGTTTATAAATTGCTTTTCGTACCATTATTTACCACTAATTACCTTCCCATTACCTTTAGTTAATTTAAAACTTAATTTTTCCTCAAATCTGACTTTGTCATCAAGTCCACCTTTTCCGTCAGGAAATTTCATGTTAAGTTTCTCTAATAAATTAAATATCTTACTCATTGATAATTTAGACATGCTTAACATAATGGTTAATGGTATATTAATATTCCGTTAAGATTAGGGGTAAAAAGCAAAAAAAAAGAAAAAATGATGTATTACTATACGCCATTCATTGTGTGATTAACATACAATGTTAATGTATCTGTACTGGTTTTATGGAAGCTAGTTGGGCTACTAAAGTTCCAATGAGTTAGGATTTTCACACCGTCTGCTAGAGTTGCTGCTTTGTCAACAATACAACCACCTGTGATTGCGTTGCCTGCACTTGTATCAATTTGTGAGGTAGTCCATGAGAATTTGTATGTGACTACATCAACACCTGATCCAGTGTTATCTGCATCTCCGTCATTAGTCTTTGGGTATGCTGTAGTACAGTCTTTTTGTGCTCCAGAAGTGACTATAGGATTGTTTACTTCACCATAATCATCTGCTTTTGCTGTAGTGTCTGAGCTTGCTGGGTTGTTTAAAACACAGGTTGCTCCTGCTCCTGCTGCTATTGCTCCAAAGTTTTCATTGGTTGATGGGCTTTCTCCACATGCTCTTTTTGCATAGTAGATGTCTCCATCGTTAGTTACTATATTAGCTCCATAAAACCATTGTTTTGTTCCATCTGTGCTTGTTTTTACAACACAAATGTTGTTTTTTGGATCGATTGAAGTTGGGACTTCATATTGTGATCCTTCTACTAATGTAACCATGATATCACTTAAAAGTTTATATATTTAAAGATTATTATACTATGGATTAAGGTTAGTATCTGTGATTATATTGTTTATGGTATCTGCTGATACTTTCTCTAAATCAAATCCATCAAGTAAGAAATCACCTGTCTCTATTATTGTTCTTGATTCAGGATAAGTCCAAGTTATAGATTTTATGGTTGAACTTTTATCTAATGATTTGATTGAATTTATCACTTTTACTTGAAAATTTTCTCTAATAAAATCCAACAAGAATGGACACTGTATTGTATATCTAGTGTTAATACTGTTAAACTCTCCTATAAAATTATCTTTGAATATTGTAACTGCTGCTGCATCAGTTAATTGTGGTGTTAAAATTCTCCTTGAATATAATCCTATTTTATTAATTGATACTGTGTTATCTGCATGAACTATACCAAAACTTCCACCTGCACGGCTTGACACATACAAGTCATTTACCGTACTTGTATCGTCAAATCCGTCTTGACTAATTTGATATTTACCATGTTTGAACGTTAACGTGTTAGTCATATCAATGTCTTTAACTTCTATTATACATTTACCTCTTGGTGATATATAGAATGATGTAGGATTTGCATTTCCAGTACCTATCATCATTAATTGATTTATTATTTCAAGAAAATTACCTTCAGCAGTATATGTATTTATATTTGCACTTGTTCCAGTTGTGTCAATAACACTTAGTTTGAATGTCTGTGTTCCAGATAATTTTGTATTCAGTTTTGCTATTATTGCTCTTACTACCTCCTGTGAGGATACATTTGTAAATGCTGTTAATATTCTAGCACCTGACCCTGAATACCATTCACCAGTTGTTGTTCCTGTTGTTAATAATGTCTCACTAACTAAGGTATCTGTAATTACTTTTCCAAACCCTTTTACAAATACCTTCTTTTCATCCAAATTAGATTCTATCTTCCATATAGTACCAGCTAACTTCATGATTAATGGTATTGGTCTGGATGAGAATATTTGTGATGCACTTTGATGATCTAAATTACCTCCACAATATATTCTAAGTTGATGTAATTCACCTCCAAATTTATTTGCTGTGCCAATAACAGAATTTACTGACCAAGAAGAGGCATCAGATCCAATGGTTGCTTGTGATGGAACATTAAAAGATCCTGCACTATGAGGGTATGATGGATTATATGGATAGTTACCATCTACTGAACTAAATGGTGTATTTTCTGTTCCGTCCACCATATATAAATTAAAATCATTCCCTACACGTTGTATTCTTATTAATGCTGTTGAGTTATATGTTATATTTTTTACTCCATACGTACTTACATTTTTAGAACTTCCTCCTGAATTATTCTTGAAATCAAAACTTGGATAGAAATTACTTCCAGATTTATTAAGTTTTAATGTTATTCCTACATCATTAATATCAGTTTTAGAATATATTACACCAGCAGTTCCTGATGATGGAGTAGTTACCCAAGCATATATTTCAAAATCACCAGAAAAATCATGAACAGGTGTAGTTCCGTCCTCTTGTAGTTTATTTTCAAGTATTGCACCTTTACCACTAGATAATACTGTTCCTTCATACATTCCTCTAAACTTATGATTGGGTATTGTATTTAATGAATAATCTAATCCTTCATAATTTGTATAACCTGATATAGTTGAATGTGTTTGATCCACTGGATCTACATTATATCCACTTTCATCTAACACAGTTCCCTGAAACAAATATGCCCCACGGAGATGTTTGGTGTTTGCAACATCTTGAATATATTTAATCTCATCACCTATATTTATATCTAATTTTGATGTGAATGTAAATACTCCAGAATCCACTGCTCTTAAACCATCTCGTGATATTTCTGCATGGTTAACATCTATCTCAGATACTTTACCAGTAACTGCATCTGTTTTTAATAATTTAACATTAGATTTCAACTGTTACACCTACTGTGCCTTCACGATAATACTGTCAGATTTAACTCCTGATCCTCCAGTATTACGTGCAGTAACATAACAGGTATATCTTGTTCCAGAATCCACTACATATCCAGCATCCACTCCTGCTCCTACAGTAGGTATTATTGTTGTAAAATTTACTCTAACCCCTGCCGATGTTGACCCTGATATAACCCTAGTATATTTACCAGTTGCTGAATCAAATACTCCTTCTGCTACAACCCGTGATTCTGTATAATCAAGTGTTTCATATTGTTTATCATTAGTATCATTATTTTGCCACTCTAACATAAATGATGTTACGGCTGTACCACCTACCCTTGTTGGATCTTTCCATACAAATTGTAATTCTCCAGAGGCAGAAGATGTTATTTCCAGACTGTCAACTTCATCAGGTGTATCTGCATCATAAATTGATATTACATCACCTACTATAAAATCAATGTTTACTGTCCAAACTACAGGTGAACTTGAGTCTACTGATGTATCTATGGATGTTATAGATCCAGTTCCCTCAAATAATGCTTTATTATCTGCTGTTGAAGTGGTATCATATACTCTGAAATAAAATGAATCTGTAATTGATCTGGATTCAAATTTTTCAGTAAATAATGCAACCAATGCAACATTGTTAGTTTCTGAATTATCTTCATATATTATAGTTCCATCTGTGTTTTCATCAACATTAATATTTGTTCCTCTATATTTTAATTTAGATTCTACAAATGGGGTTGTATTCTGAGCCAATGTTATTAAATTAGAATCAAATTTACATGAAAATCTAATCTGTTTTGTATTACCTTCCATTTTTACCAATAGATTAGAATCTGCTGTATCTTCTGGTAATGGCATTGGTGATATTGGTGAAGATAAATTTATGTTTAATGACTCAAATGCTGTAGTTTCAAATCTTTCTATCATATATTGGGTAGTTGCAACACTTGTATTAGATGTATATGATTGTGGATGTATTTTAAATAATTGTAATTTTAATGTCATAGTCTTGCTTTCCTCGTATTACTTGATTCTATGGCTCTCATTATAGTTCTCTGGAATTTAAGCATATCTTTATCTGAATATATACTACCATTTACTGTTATATTAATTGTTGTTCCTGAATTACCACCCATCTTATTCATAGGTATTACTGCTTCTGACCCACTTTCACCAAGCATATATTTTTGACCTGATTTACCTATACCTTTAATTGGTTCTCTTATAATTCCTCCTTGTGCCAATCCAAAAAATCCTCCTCCCCATCCAAACGCACCTTCATTTTCTTCTCTTTTCTTACCTGTAACTAAATCTGCTCCTGCTCCTGCTAATCCTACAAGTTGTTCTGCTGTAGACTGTTTACCGAATCCAATAAAATCCATTACTCCTTCTGCTATATCTTCGCCTACAACACCTTTCATTAAACCTACACCACCTGAATGTATTCCTTCGTATTGATCTGGTGCATATTGCTTCATAATAGATCCTGCTGCATCTATTGCAGTTAATACTTGTCCAACTATTGGTATAAATTTGGATGCTGTCTTTCCTGCTAATTTTGCAGCAATTACTCCTGACACTTTACCTATTGCTTCAACTGCTGGTTTTGTTGCAGTCTTTGCAACCTTCCCTCCTACACCACCTGTAATTAATTTATCTGCTGTTCCTATAGATGTTTTCAATGCACCACCAACTATTTGTGTAGTTCCTTTTATTGCTTTTATTGCAATCTCTGCTGGTAGCCCAGCTACTCTGTCTAATATTTTTAATGTTTTTAATGCCCCACTTGTAACTTTTGATGCAGTTGTTGCTGCCTTTGCAGAATCAGCAGCAACTTTAGCACCTGTTTTAAGTGCTTTACCACCATCAGTCCAATCCATTGTTTTTGATTTTACAGGTAATTTTTTCATAACTTTTTTTGTTTTATCTTCTAATGCTGGTACTTTTGTGTTTGCTATTACTTGTTTTGTTGTTAGTTTAGCAAGAACCCCATGAATGTTAGGATCTGGTAATGCTTTTTTAGTAACTTCAACCAATTCATCCATCTTCTTTGAAGCAATAACATTTTGTTTTGCAGGATCTTCTGGTTTTGGTATATCTTCTACTTTTAACTTTGGGAAGAATTTTGCAAACATTGTTTCAAATTCTGCTAAATGTACTTTTAAACTTGATGTAAATGCAGTTCCTATTGCATCACCAAATCCATCAAATGATGTAAGTAACTCTCCTAAAATCTTACCATTTCTAATAAACCAAGGATATACCTTTTGATAGAATGGTATAATAAATTTTCGAAGTAATAATATAAGTATTGGTCTGAATACGAATCCAAAGAAATCTCCTATAGGTCTGAGAATAAGAGTAGTTGCAAACTTTGTGAGTTTAAGCAACTGTTGAAATGCTGGTGAACTATCTATTACCATTTTTGCCAATGATATTCCTCCACCTACAGCACCTACACCCATTGCTCCTGCTGCCATTTTACCATGACCACCAAACATTTTATTCCATTTAGATGTTCCACCAAAAGTATCATCAAGTCTGTCAGATATATTTTCTAATATACTGATAGATTTCATTCCTTGTAATTTATTTCTTTCTTTTGCTTCAATAGGATCTAATATTTTTGATCTCTCTTCACCTTTTAACTCTTTTAGTCTTTGTAAATCCCCCATCTTTGCATTTCCCATTCCTGACATAAAATTCATTGCCCCACCCATCATTCCACTACCAGTACTACGTGTTAATAATTCCATTGAACGTGCATTATTCATTAATTTATAGCGTTTTTCTAAAAACTGATTTCTTTGTTTATCCATTATTGATTGTCTTTTAAGAAACTCTGTATACTTTAATGTCTTTCTATCAACACCAGCAGTTAAACTATCATTGACAGTTTTAGATATATCCTTCATAGCCTGCTGAAGATTCTTGATACCTATCTCAATATTAAAATCATCATCTTGAGGAACTGCTGACATATAAATCTTATTACTTACGTCTATTTAAATTTATTCTATCTTTGCGTGCTTCTTCTTGATATTCATATATGATTCCGTTAAGATACCCTATATGTTGGTCATCTACTTGATGTTTTGTCCAACCGAATTCCCTTGCGAAGAAGTAGTAAATTGAGGAGTTGTTTCTTGCTCCATCTCCCCCACGAAAGTCTCCACCCATTCTTCCAGATATTTTGCTAAAGGGTAGTCTTTCATGACCTCCTTCATGATTACTTTTGCTACACTAGATTTAAGATTTCTAATTTCTGCAATCTCTTTTATCTGAAAAGGTGCTTTTGTTATAACTGCTGTTAAAATCATTTGTCTGTATAATGGAATATTAACCTTTGGTTTACTAACATCTGTCATATCAAGACATTTATTTAATATATTTTCTAATTCACCAAATGTAATATCATCTTCATATTCTACTGATTCTTTAGTATCTTTCCAATCTATTTTAAATGACTTGGTTGCCAATATAAATGTTTATAATTTATAGTATAAAAGACTTATGATTATGGCTCTGTGGCTGCTGTTGATTTTGCAACAACTTGTATAGTTTTAACTTGCCAGTTAATCTCTTCAAATATTGGTTCTACTGGTTCTAGTCCAGATATTGCCAAGTCAGATATTGATAGACCTGTCATATTTATAACAATTTCTTGGTTAGTAGAACTTTGAATGAATGTTAATTTGAATTTTGCTGTTGCTCCAGAAGCATCTACTTCTTCTTGATAAGTTGTAGAACTATCTGCTTTGATTTGTGCAAGTAGTTTTTCTAATAAATCTTTGTTAATGAAGGATGCTCTAAATGAACCTGTAATATCTAAAACTCTTCTGTATGAATCAGTTGCAGAATGTGATCCTAATCTGTATAATAATTCACTGTTTTGTGCAATGGATAGATTTACATCTTGACATTGTGCAACCACTGTATCATTTAATGTTAATTCTGCATGTGCAAAAGTATAAGGAAATTCTTGTGATGGTTCTGAAGGGGCTGTACCTAATGATGATGATGGTGCTGTTTCTTGTCCATAAGTAATATCCGCTGTACCTTCAACCATTCCACCAACTGCGGCTGATAATGAAATATTATTTACTAAGCCACCTTTTAATGTTCTAACAACATCTGCTGAAACTCCATCAATACCAACTTCCATACGAATAGTTCGTGGAGTTTTAAGATTTGCTGTTGCTCCATAAGTATAAATATAGTTAGGTGATGAACCTGATGGTGCTGGTGCACCTAAAATTGCTCCAAATATCCAAGGATTTGAAAGTGTAAATCCCATTGAGGCAGTTCCTTGTTGTTGACCGTAAGCGAATTTATGAATAGTATTCTGATTTAATTGTGATAAATTGGTTCTATTATTAGTTAATGATAGACTGGATAATTTGTCTTGTAGACCAAATTTCTTATTTGCAGTTCCTCCAGCACCATATGAAGTCTCGAAATCATATTTTACATATGCATGAGCACCAGTTCTAACCATGAATTTATATTATAATTATGACTTATAAAGTTTATCTATGGATTCAATTTTCTATATCTGACTATTATGGTATGCCTAAATATATTTCTAAACATATCATTTTCATGATATGATGAAGCAATCACAAGGTCAACATAATTTGTTCTTCTTATATTTGCTTTTACTATTCGAAATACCTCATTAACCACATTCTCATGATATTCTAGATTCTGGAATGTATGTACATCAATTTTAACATTTATATAGTGTAAAAAATCCTCACCGTGAAGACTAAAATATTGAGCATCCTCGTTTGTTGGAGTTAAAAGTATAAAATCTCTCCTATCATCCATAAAACCAGTTGATCTTTCATCCCACATAAAACTTACATCTGGTAAGTTTCCAATAGTCCAATTATCGGCTAACAGTGATTTGGTATCAGATACTGTTGCATATAGATTTGAAGCACCCATGATTTATATAATAGTATGTTACTTATTAAATTTACCGTGGATCTTTCCTTGGTTTACGAGTATTTCCACTGGTTCGTCTTATTCTAGAGTATTTAGTACCTCTATTATTCCAACCTCTTGAAATACGTTCTATCTCTTTATCCCAATTATCATATTTATCCTTTCTTCTTCTAGAACGTATATCTAACTTTGAACGTCTCATCATGGTAGATGCTTTAATCTTAGCCCCAGCAGTTTCCCTATATTTACGAAATGATGCATTTGGTGTTTCTGGGTCTCTTGTATATTTGAATGTTTTTTGTCCTAATTTTCTAGTGTAAATACCATTTGCTATAAGAAATATAGAACTGTCTATGAAACTCTTTCTTCCTTTAACTGTTTTTATGTTTTGAAAATCATTAAATCTATATGATTTAAACAATCCTGTTTTAAGAAACCATGTCCTTATATTTTTAATATTTGGAAATTTGGGTTTCACTTTCCACTGTGCTTCAATTTCAGGTAATTCTTCTAACCATTTCTGATGCTGTTCACTTCTAGGTGAATTATATTCAGTATATTTTTCCTTCATATGTTTACTTTCTAATATATTATTCAAATCAAATTCTAGAAAATCATCATTGAATTTAGTTAGAACTTCTTTTAATACTTTATTTATTATATCAGATGTATTTGTATCTGCCTTGAAGAATTTTGCCATGTTAGGTTCTGCTTTTTTATTTAATAATTGACCTGAAAATATATATTTTTCATTCTCTAGAAACTTTGATAACTGTTCACCAGTAAATGATTTAAAGATTCTATACTCCTGTACTGTTTCGGCACGTTTTTCTGTAATATGTGCTGCTAAAATAGAAGCCTTGTTATGATCACTTTGAAGTTTAGGATGTTGTTTTTCAACAGGTACTTCTCTATTAAATTCTGCTATATATTTAGATATATTTGGGTGTTCCTCACCCATATTTCTAATATGAAAATAATGTATTTTTGACACTTCAGGATATTTACTTGATAACCAACTTTCAAATGTTATTTTTTTTTGAAAATATGCTTTTGTGAATTTATGATCTATCTCTAAACGTATTGAACGTGCTGTCCTAAACTTCTTATACCATGTATCATTTACTTTTTTTAATTCTCTTAATACAGGACGAGAATTATACACTAATTTAAATGGTACATAATCCATTCCTAATTCTCTAAATTTTAAATATATATCACCATTAGTTCTAGCAACTAATTGATGAACCATTGCATCTACAGCACTTCTTTTATTTGTGAATGTATTTTTAGCGGTTTGTTCTATTTCTGATAGATTTGGAACATATTTTGCTTGTTTAGATGGCATATCATTATGGTATAAAGAATACTTCTTGTCTATTATCTATACAATTCTCTATATCAATTCTCCAATCAGATTTAGAAGCACCCATATCTACACCATTTCCACCAGTTGGAAGTATATCCATTCTGAAACTAGAATTCAATAGATCTATTGCTGTAAGTTTAATACATGCATCTGCTACATCTAATGGAACTGTATCATCACCATAACGATATGTAATTCTACATCTATGTTTTCTAATAATTGTAAATATATAACCTCTAAGGAATAGTTTACCATAAACTGGTTCAAAGTCATACCATTGTGAGTTACCTAGAATATCAGTATAAGTACTACCTGCACCTTCCCATACCTCTATCTTGTCACCCAATGCTGGATCTAAATCTCTACAATTTCTATGTTTAAGGAAAAGTGGTGTACCCCATCCATAAGTGTATAATAATGGTAAATCGTGAACTTCTCTTGATGCTGTTTTATTTCTTCCAAACGTATGACCTATACGTCTGTCTAACTCCTCTTCCTTTCGATTTATAATCTTTTCAACTTGAGTCTTATTTGGAGTAGTAGTAGCAGTGATTGGAACACGTAAAAAATCGGAGACATCAGCGACTGTACAATATGTTACTGCCATGAATATATAACTGTTGCTTTCTATTTAAATATTATTAAATACTCTGCATCGCCTGTGATATCAGCATAAATACCTGCTTCAAAACGTCTATTTATATTACCTAAATCTTGAGTTGATTCTGCATATACAGTAAATTCAACTGGTGCACCACTGACAACACCGTTTTTTAATTCTATTTTAGATCCACTAGAACCTGCTTTTGTTACTTTAACTCCTACAATAACTCCGTGACCTCCTTTTACTACACCATCAGAGTTAACATTAGCAACATTATGATTAAGTTCTACCATAATTAATTGTACAATTAGTCATATATAAACATTATTAAAAATAAAAAAAAGGTTTAGAAACCAAATACTCTAATACGTATGGTCAATGAATTGACTGCCGTATCACTAGCATCTAATTCCCCAAGAGCTACAACTGTTGCTGTGGCACTCGTTGGTTCTTGACCATAAGCTTTAATCTTACCTGTGGCTGCTGCCCCTGCTGCTGCTGGGACATATTGCAAAAGTAGACCTGCATTACTATGAAGTATTTCTGCTCCGATAACTGTGCTTATTCTACCACCCAAAGAAAGGTCAACTGTGTTTCCTCCAGTTGTGTAAGTATCTGCTGCACCATAGGTGACATCTACTACACATGACTTTAGTTTAGAAGTCAATTCTGCTTGGACTGACAAAGTCTTTCCTGTTAGACTCTTATGGTCTGAATTCTGTGCGATTGTGATTGCCATTATTCTATATCAATATCAACCATATATAAAGATTGAGGATCATTCATATTATATAAATTCTTGCCCTATATTATATCTCTTCTTATCGTGTAAAAAGTTAGTTAAGTTAACTAAGATAAGTTAACTAAGTTTTTACAGAAACTAAAAGTTGGTAACATTGGACAAACATTTAAATAAAATAAAGGTGTGGACTGTTAGATTCTTTGTAACAGTCTACTTTTTGATGTTATCATTAATATTGATACAATTGACACTGCAAGTATCATCATTGCTATCACACCAAATTCTGGGACTATGTTTCCATCCAATAACTCTATATCAATGGTTTCAGATATCCCTTCTTGTATTACTTTGACAGTGTAAATACCATCTTCACTCCATAATGCACCACCTGCTGTCAGCATGGTTGTTATTTGACCTGTATGTGTCGGAGTTATCTGATCAACTGTAATGATGTTTCCAGACGGACTTTGAACAATGAAAGTAACTTCTTCCAATGAAACAGACTCCCCTGTTATCACCACAGTATTTGAATCGTCCAAAACATATGCTTCTAAAGAATAGTCAGCGTATGCCAATGGTATGAATGTCACTGCGAGTAACATGAGTAATAAATACTTCATGAGTTTGTTTATAGAGATGGGTATATAAATGTAATAAAAAAAATAAAAAATTTATTTTGGTTCGACTAGAGTTTAATGTCTCTGATCTTACCTTGTGATTTGAAGTGACGACAAACGGTTTCACCCATTGTTCTGTAAACACCTTTCTCAACGAAAGCGTTGTTCACGAATGGATAAGCTGGTGTTCTACGTGTTGCTTCATAGTACTCAGTTGGGATTGCGACTTGAATTCCAATTCTTGGATATCCGTAACCTTCTGCATCAGAAGTATCTAATGCAAATAGTCTTCCGACTTCATTTCCGCCACCAGATGGGGCATCTTTTGAAGGGATGAATGGGATACCATAGATAGAATCTACGTGAATTCCGACTCCAGTTCCTTTGAAAGTTTGGATACCGTTTACATCAACTTGTACTAATGCTTCACCGTAAGGGTTTGGAATACGGACTGAAGGCATGTATAAGCCTTGTATTTCGGAATAAACTTCGTGAGAACCTAGGAATACGTTTGGATCTTTACCTGCTGCAATACGGATCTTTCTAAGGAAAGTTCGTAGTGTATCATCGGTAAGAACACCATCTGTTCCTATTGTACCTGATGCTGATTCAACAGTACAGTCAAAAGTGCTTGAACCGTCACGGTCAATGGTAGCGTTAGCTGCCCAAGGATCGTACATTCCATCGTAAGTACCACCTAATGCTGTTTCTTCTGCATTGGAAGAAATAATTCTATCCAATGATTCGAAATTGGTTGTACCTGCGTTATTTGCACTTGCTCCTGCTGCTTCTGATTCAACATCTGCGAGCAACATTCTATTCATGAATTCTTTATGCTGAACAGCCATGTATAATCTGAGTGAGCCTAAGCCTCCCCAGATATCGTCTTTACTGTGAGTTGCGAGCCACTCCATAACTTCAGATGCACTGAATGGCAACTGAGCAGTTTTTGGTCTGACGTCAATCTCTTGTAAAGTTGGCTTTACGGTTTCAGCAATATTTCCACCTTCAGAAGTACCACCTAGAGTTGTATTACCTTGGTTCGTATTCAAAGTTGGTTTGGCAGTGATTGCCCTCCAACCAGATTTGTCCCAAGGAACTTTTGGTAAGATACCAAAAGCATTTGCTTCTAAGTTGAGTTGAGCCCATGCATATGCACCAAATATAGCGTTGAAAACGCCAGATGTTGATGTAGTAACAGGGGAATCAGCTTTTCTGATTAGGTTTCTATTCTGTCCATAATAGAGTGCCTCTAGTTCGTCAATAGTTCTGATTTGAACCATTAGAACCATGCCTCCTCTTGTGTAGGAGTGTAGTAATCACCTTTCAAAATTCGTTGTGCTACGACAGATAAACTGTCGAAACCTTGTTCTCGTGCATCTTTTAGAACCATATTCAATTCAGATTGCTCTGATTTGTTTATAGTTTCAACAGATGCTGCTGGTCTTGGAGTCTCAGTGGTGAAATCAAAGTTAGTTTTCTCAGATTTTTCTTGCATAACAAGGTCTTCTGGATCTTTCTCTGCACCTTCGCCATCAGCATCTAATTCTGCTTGAACAGAATTGGATTGATAGGTATCTGGGACTTTTACGTCTTCACCAATTCCTTCATCATCTGAAGTATTTGGGAAGTCCAGTTGAGTCTCTGGTTTCTCTTCGAGGGCTTTTGTAAGTCTCTCATCGAGTGCAACTAGGGATTCTGATTGTGCTTTAACGTGTTCTGTCAAAGTTGAAAGAGTTTCAATCAATGTTTCATCAAAAGATTTTTTAGCATCTTTCTCTTCATCTTTTT